TACGATTACCTAAAGATCATGGACGCCGCAGAACTCAAGGGTGACATGAAAGAATATCAGGCTCTCGGATTTTTGATGACCTCGCTCCACAACTTTGCTATTAGGTATGAAGTCCCGATACTGGCCTTTATACAGCTTAACCGTGATGGCATAACTAGAGAATCTACGGACACTGCTAGCGGGTCCGACAGGATCGTCTGGTTATGCAGCAACTTTACCATCTATAAAAAGAAATCTGACGAAGAGATAGCAAAAGATGGTCCCGAAAATGGAAACCGAAAGCTAGTGCCCCTCATCGCACGTCACGGAGAAGGTCTGGAGGACAAAGACTACATCAACGTAAATATGATTGGCAAATATGGCAAGCTAGTAGAAGGAAAAACCGCCTTTGAACTTGATGATGGTGTTGATGCTACCACAGAATTAAACCCAGTGGATGATGATGATTACGACATCCCCTTCGTATAAATACGATGATCAAGGAAAGCTAAACGCCCTCACCGCCGTTGCCGCTGAGCACATACAGGAGCTGTATGAATATTTTGGAATAGAGTATTCATATAGAAACAACACCCTAATTAAGTCTGAGTGCTTCATCCACGGGGGAGATAACCCCACGGCCCTTAACCTCTACCATAACGCAGACATAAGAGTCCATTACAAGTGCCGCACCCATCAGTGCGAAGACCATTTTGGATCATCGCTGATAAGCTTGATTCGAGGAGCCCTCTCCAGATTCAAATACAAATGGCGCATGACGGGAGACAGAGAGGCCACTTTCAACGAAGCGGTAGAATTTCTGTTAGGGTTTTTTAATCAGAACTTTGAGGCCATCAATCCCGAAGAGCTCGGAGACTTGGAAAAAACAAAGTTTTGCGGTATGGTTAATGGGTTTGAAAGGCCCTCTGAAAAAAAAACGGGTATAACAAGAGATTTCTACAGGAATAACGTTGAGATACCCTCTCACTACTATCTGCAAAGGGGTTTCTCTATAGAGGTCCTAGATAAATACGATGTCGGAACATGCAAGAGGAGGGGTAGAGCCCTTTACCAGCGAGCCGTCGTTCCCATCTATGATGAGTGTGGCGAGACTATTCTAGGGTTCACTGGACGGAGCATCTTTGATGAATGCCCTAAGTGTGCCCACTACCATGATCCCAAAAAGGAATGCGGCTTTTCTCCCAAATGGAGACATACGGCAGGCTTCAACAAGGAGAATTGCCTGTATAATTATTGGTACGCCAAGAATCATATCCTAGAGAGCGGAGTCATTATATTAGTAGAGTCGCCGGGCAATGTTTGGCGGCTGGAAGAGTCGGGGATACACAATTCGGTTGCAATCTTTGGAGCCCATCTTAATCAAAACCAGAAAAAGATCATAGACGAATCCGGAGCATTGTCAATAGTATGTCTTCTCGACAACGATGAGGCGGGAGTGACTGGATCTAAAAAAATACAAGACCTGTGTTCCAAGATGTACAGGGTCTATTTTCCCACCCTTGACACAAACGACGTTGCAGACATGAATGTAGATAGAGTAACTAGTGATATCAAGCCCTTAATTTCCAAAATAGCAGGAGTTTACTGATGCCCGATCCAACAAACGCGGAAGAAGAAGTTCAATATGCCACACTTCAACAGAATTTAATTACAGCAATGCAGTCCCATTTTCATGCAAAGCGAGATAGGGCCGTCGCCAACCTTAATAACTATCTCAACAACCCCGTAGGGGTTGGCGAGCACCCCGATATCGTAGAGGAATGCATAAAGCTTCTAGAAGACTTTTCCAGCGCCGAAGACTCTCTTAAGACGCTAGAGGGGCTTCTTCAATGACACAAATTTTAGGATTCACAGGAAGAAAACTTGCTGGCAAGGACACTGCTTGCAACTTTATACTGGCTGTAAAGTTAGCCGAACTTGGGGTCTGCAAAAGCTCCAGACTTGGGGCTGATGGCACGCTTGAGGTCACGGATGTCTTTGATGAAAAGGTTCCCGACAAGGAGTGGTTTGCTTTTTCTCCCCCCTATGTCAACACCGATTCCCTCTTTGAGGACGGCCTTGGGGACTCTGTTAGGGTTTATGCTTTTGCACAAAAGCTAAAAGAGTTCTCTATAGATCTTTTTAACCTTGATCCAAAGTTAGTTTTTGGAACCGACAAGGATAAAAATAAAAAGACAGACCTGCTCTGGAAGAACATGCCTACGGACACCCAAAAGAAGGGAAGGATGAGCATTCGCGAGGTTCTGCAATATGTAGGCACCGATCTCTTTCGAAAAATGTCTAATAATATCTGGGTAGACAATTGCTTGAACCAGATAGCCCATGACTCTCCGAAAATCGCCCTTATTTCAGACGTTCGGTTTGAAAACGAGGTATCGGCCATACAAGAGGCTGGTGGATATGTAGTAGGCCTGACGCGGTGTAACAGTAGCAACGATACACATGATAGCGAAACGGGAGTGGAGCGATGCTTAAAGCTGTGTGATGCAATCATAGACAATGAAGAGCTGACTATCCCAGAACAGAATGAGCAAATTTACAACACGACAAAGCACTTAAATATTTTCCCAACAATGGAATAAGGAGCAACAATGCCCGACTCTTCAAACAATCTGGTAGTTGACTGCGATGGGGTCATTGCAGACAAGTCCCACGGAGGCGACTACGAAAAGGCTGCGCCCCTTCAGCACGGGATCGATCAAGTAAACAAGCTGTATGATATGGGCTACACTATCATTCTCTTCACTGCCCGATACGGGGACAGGGAAAATGGCAATATTCACCGGCAATATGGGCGAGGATACCGTGAATGGACAGACTGGCTTGAGAACCATGGAGTAAAATATCACCACGCGTACATGGGAAAGCCAGCAGGGGCCATATACATCGACGACAAGGCCGCTCGTGTAACAGGGGACGACGAAGATGGGTGGTCTCACGTTTGGAATGAAGTAGACGACCTAAAGGGCAAGGACCGTTATGGAAATCGCTCATGATTCCTATAGTCTATTTCAGATCCTCGTCCTTTAATTGTCATCGACTCTGTCCGATGCAATACTATCTTGAATATTGCTTGGGCTGGAGGGGTCCATCTGGACAGAAAGCCGACAAGGGGACTATAGTTCATAAGGTTCTCGAAATAGCAGCTCGCTGTAAGGAAGGGGATCAAAACGGCAAAAAAATCATAGTCGATGATCTAATCGGACGCGTGAGCACCTGTAATCCCGACCCAAAGTACCTAGAAAAGGTCATAGGTCGTGTCTATAAGAAATATACGGATGCAGCCCCTCACCATGACTGGAAGGAAAAGGACAAAAAGGACTGTGTAAAGTGGGTATGGAAGGCCCTTGAGTACAATGACGGGATGTTCGACCCAAGAAACAGGGACATTGTGGCTGCTGAGCCCCATTTCGACATAGAGTTAGACAAAGAATGGGCCCAATACAGCTATAACATTAAGGGCGAAAACATATCAGGAAATCTTTCTCTCAAGGGAACGGTAGATCTGGTTACGGACCTCGGAGATGGTGTATATGAAATAGTAGACTGGAAAACTGGAAGGCGCCTAGACTGGGCCACTGGAGATAAGAAAGAGCAAAAGGATCTGTTTAAAGACCCCCAGCTTCGCATATATCACTATGCAGCTAAGCATCTCTACCCCCATGTCGATACTTTTTTAGTTACTGTATACTTTATCAACGACGGAGGGGCCTTCACAGTTCATTTTCACGATGAGGACCTTCCCAAGACCGAGCAAATGTTAAAGAATAAGTTTGAGTTTATCAAAAATACTACAGAGCCACAGACATTGCCTGAGTTCAACCCTTCGCAATGCTGGAAGTGCTCAAAACTGTGCTATCAAGGAAAAACTACCTTTGAGGAAACAGACATTAAGCCCCTTACAGAGCTAAGGGTCGCCAAACGCACCAAGCATGGTGAAATCATGACAAAATGTGAACAAGCACGATACATGATAGATAAGTACGGAATAGATTGGGTTACGGAGAATCTTTCTAACCCCGATCATAGTATAGGAACTTACAACCACCCCGGAGAAATTTAGAGGGTAAAAAATGTCTAACCCCCGCTCTAAAGAAATAGAAGGCATCGTAGAGATACTTGATGATTTTCTAGAGGAGAAGGAAGCTAGGGAATTAGTAGCCAGACTAGAGCAGGAAATAGGACAAAAGAGTAATGATGAGCATCTAAAGAGCAGATTAGCGTCCCTCAAAGGGTTTTATGAGAGGCGCCCAATCAAGAAAGAGGATCTAAAGCATGCTTTTTTGTATGCGGTAATCGCCTTCCACATGTTCGTGATAGCCGTCAATATCGCGGCTTTCTTTTTACTCCCATTTCTTTACCCCCTATGGGTGTGGATGCCCGTAAATAGCTTTATCCTGACTGTCACATTTACACGAGAGGTTTGCCCTCTTACACGACTGGAGAACTATTTGCGGACATCTCTCGGGATGGCGCGTATCGGAGGGTTCATAGGGCATTATTTTGTCAAGCCGATTAAAAGGACCATAAAGACATATAGGTTCGGATTAGATATTCAGGAGTCAGGAAATGATCGAAATAAAGATTACTCAGGAAATGAAAAAGAGGGCGTGGCGTAAGGCTCGCGAGATGGGGGTTATTCGCAACTCCATCCTAAAAGGAAAAGGAAATATTGCTGGCTTTCTTGGAGAAGAAATTGCTAACCAGTTAATCGAAGGAGAAATTAATAATACCTATGACTTTGACATCTCCTACTCCACAAAATCACGCACTGTAACTTATGACGTAAAAACAAAAAGATGCACTTCCGCGCCAAAACCCTTCTACGAGTGCTCAATCGCAGCGTATAATACCAAACAGAAGTGTGACCGATATGCGTTTGTGCGGGTGGAGTACGTTCTAGGAAAATGGGGACGGGCTTGGCTACTTGGATGGCTTCCTCACGACGAATATTTCGAGAAGGCCACGCATCTTCAAAAAGGACAGATTGATCCCTCAAATGGGTATATTGTAAAGGCGGATTGCCACAATGTACCCATCTCAGAGCTCAGAAAATTTAGGAAGAGGAAATGAAATTCGTACCGCTACACGTCCACTCGGAATATAGCTTGCTCGATGGGCTCTCTAAGACATCACAAATATCCAAAAGAATAGCCGATACGGAAACCGACGTATGCGCCTTAACAGACCACGGAAGTGTTTCAGGGGCCGTAGATTTTTATCAAACAATGAAGTCGGCTTCCCAGAAACCAATCCTTGGGTGCGAGCTATATATTTGCAAAAATGGCAACGCCTCCGACAAGCACCCTGACAATAAAGATCTTCTTCATCAGGTAGTTCTAGCCAAGAACTTAGAGGGGTGGAGGGACCTTCTATCTTTAGTGTCTCTGTCTAATCACCCCGATCACTTCTACTACAAGCCGAGGGTGGACTTTAAGCAACTCGCAGAGGTGGCTGCCAACGGCAATCTCATCTCTTTCAGCGGCCATCTCGGATCTCATCTAGCCAACTGCATTCTAGAAGATCAAGACGCGGCCTATGAGGCCCAGAGAATGCGAGAAATGTTTGGAAAAGAGAATTTCTATGTAGAAATTCAACTGATAGATTCTGAAAATAACGAAACCGCTCGCATCGTAGCCGAACAGTTGAGGGAAGTGGCCAGAAAAAGCGGTGTGCCTACAGTTGCTACGCCAGACGCCCACTATCCCACTCAAGATGATGCAGAAGACCAGCGGGTTCTTTTATGTACGGCGTTTAAGAAAACTATCGGACAAGTTCAACGGGATATAAAAGGGGGGAAGGGGAAGTCTTTAACCCCGTTCTTTTCATCAAACAATTTTTATATTCCCTCGTATGAAGAGATGAAAAGATGGCACACTGACGATGAACTCGCAAATACTATTAACATAGCTAATTCTTGCGAGAACTATGACATTCTTAGTCATCCCAACCCCCCTGCTTTTTCATGTCCTCGGTCTATGTCGGACGAGGAGTATCTTAAGGCCCTTTGCCGCCATGGATGGAAAGAGAAAATGGGTCACATTAAAAAGACTCATTCCGATTTTCACGAGTATGGTAAACGAATAGATAACGAACTTAATATTTTTAGAGAAGCGGACCTTAGTAGCTATTTCCTCATCGTTCAAGACATTCTGAAATTTTGCCACAGAAGCAACTATCTGATTGGGCCGGGACGAGGCAGCGCCGCCGGATGCATGGTGTCGTACCTAATTGGCATCACACAGATAGATCCAGTACGGTACGACCTAGTCTTCGAGAGGTTTTACAATGCCGGAAGAAATACCTCCGAAAGAATATCAATGCCTGATATCGATGTTGATGTTCCTAAAGAGGCAAGGGGAAAGATCATTGACTACATAAAGGATAAATACGGAGAGGTAAACGTAGCCCAGATTATTAGCTTTCAAACATTGAAAGGAAGAGCGTCTCTCAAAAGGGTTATGCAGTCTCGTGGAAATATTTCTTTTGATGAGCAGAATGCTATTACCCAGTTCATAATGGATGAGTCTAAGATAGCGGACGAGCTACAAGACATGAAAGAAGAACTTGGTGAATCATCTATCGTTTTATGGGCTTTAAAGAATAAAAAAGATCAACTAAAAGAGTGGTGTGAGATTGGAGAAAATGGCAAGCTTGAAGGGAGGATGGCTAAAGTTTTCGAACAAGCTATTAGGCTGGAAGATACGAAAATCATTCAGTCTAAACATGCGGCGGGCGTAGTAATTTCTCCGAGACCTATATCTGAGACATGCCCCATGATACACTCATCAGATAAAGAGGATAGAAGCCGTTTAGCGGGCTTCGAAGGACCTAGTTGTGAAGAGGTAGGACTTCTGAAACTGGACGTTTTGGGAATCAGAATGCTTGACAAAATTATGGAAGTTCCTAACATCCTTCGCCAAGGAGTCTAAAAATGAACCCAGATGCCCCCCTGTGCTATAAGTGCAAGAGCGAGATTTCTGCTGACAGCACGTCCTGTAATGCGTGCGACGCCCCCGTTCTATTCAACACCATGAACGAATCCGTGGTAGAATTTATGACGGAGAGAACCCACCCCCACATGATTCCGAGATCTGATAATGGATAATTAATATGAATAAAAGATGGATTATTGTCTTCGACTGGGAGACGGACGGAAAAGACCCATACTCATGCAATCCGGTTGAACTCGCCGCAGTTCCGGTAGATCCGCGAACCCTTGAAATCAAAGAGGATCGTGCCTTTAAGGCGGTCATTAAGCCAGATGGTATTGGGGATGAAGAATATTTTACGGACGATAGAAAAAAAACAATCGAGTGGCACGCCAAGCAAAGGGGGGTTGATAGCTCTGATATAATAAAAGCGTGGAAGAAGGGTAAGAGTGAGAAGATTGTATGGAAGAGCTTCTGCGACTATTGCAAGAAGTTTAACATCGAAAAAACTCCCGGAAATTGGTACACAGAACCCATTTCTGCGGGATACAATATCATTGGATTCGATCTTCCCATATGCGCAAGACTGGCCGCTAAGCACAAAACGAAGATGCCGTTCTCAAAGACCACCAAGATAGACATCATGGACCTCATGTTTTATTGGTTTGAGAACTTAGACGAGCCTCGCAACTTTAGGCTCGATACCTTTAGACAATTTTTTGGGATAGAGGCGGCACAGGCTCATGAGGCCTTTTCGGACACTGTAGATTCAGCTAGACTTATGGTGCAGTTCCTTAGCTTTCATCGTCGACAAGCAAGTGTTGAAAAATTTAAGGGCGCGTTTAGCCGATGAAAAGATTCTCATGCGGCTGCTCATTCGAGACAGACGCCTCCGGAGGTGTAATTTTTTACCCCTCCATTCCAGACCTTCCCTTGTCCTGTGAGGCGACTTGGGACATGATCTCGGAAGGGAACACCAAGGGTGTTTTCCAACTGGAATCACAGCTGGGAAGGAGCATGGCGAGTCAAGCAAAGCCTCGAAACATCGAAGAGCTCTCAGACCTTGTGGCCATCATTAGGCCCGGCTGCATGGAGGCAATGGTCAACGGCAAAAGCCTAACGAATCACTACATCGACAGGAAGCATGGGAGGGATGCAATAGACTATCTCCACGCATCCCTTGAGCCAATCCTCTCAAGTACGTATGGCATTTTGGTTTATCAGGAGCAATCCCTCCTGATTGCGCGCGACATTGCAGGGTTTGATCTACAAGAGGCTGATATTTTAAGAAAGGCTATCGGCAAAAAAAACGTGGGACTAATGTCCGATCTTAAAGCCAAATTTATTTCCGGCGCCAAAGCTCAGGGCTTTGTTGACAAAGAGCAAGCATTAGAAATCTTTGGATGGATTGAAAAATCTCAAAGATACTCTTTCAACAAATCTCATTCGGTCAGTTATGCATATAACGCCTATCTGACTGCTTATACAAAGGCTCACTTTCCACGCGAGTTTTTCACGTCTTATCTTAAGAACTCCATCGGAAAGCCCGATGCCTATCTGGAAATACAAGAGCTTGTTAACAATGCTAAAGTTATGGACATTGAGGTGATGCCTCCCAATATTAAGAAGATGAACAAGTCTTTTTGTTTGATAGAAAAAAGACCCACCTTTGGTATCACGGAAATCAAAGGGGTGGGAGGCTCCGTATATGACAAGATGATAGATTGCATAAAAAAGAACAATATCTCTTTAGATGGATGTGATTGGGAGACCTTTCTTATAGGATTTGGAAGATGTATCAAAATAGATTCTTTTGAGGCGTTGATTTTAAGCGGTGCTCTTGACTGCTTTGACCTCCCTCGGTCTAAAATGTGCCATGATCTTAAAATGTTTAGGGAGCTAAGCAAGAGAGAGATTCCTTGGATAGAAAAGTACAAGAAAAACAACCCGTCTCTTTCCTTACTACAATGCATTCGTGATATGATCAGATATAATGACTGGACAGATCCCAAGAGACCTATATATAGAAAAGATCGCGTCGATATAGTAGAAAGTATCGCAGATGCCACGGAAGATGCAGGGTATAATTTAATAGATTCCCCAAGCTGGTTAGCTCTTCAGGAAAGCAAATATCTCGGAACTCCTCTAACTTGTGCAAAGGTGGACGAGTATGATGTCAGCGCTGCAAATTGCAGTTGCAAGGAATTTCTTAACGGTTTTAATTCGAGAAACGGAATCCTCATAGCTGCTCAAATAGAAGCAATCAGAGAGTGGAAAATTAAAAGAGGGAGTGCAAAAGGGGAACTAATGGCGTTCCTCACCGTTAGTGACGCAAGTTGCACAATGGACAATGCGACGATGTTCTCTGAGGAGTGGGCAAAATACAGGTCGGTTGTGAAGGAGGGGGAGGTTGTTCTCCTAAAAGGAAGTAGGGACCTAAAAAGAGGAAGTTTTCTTATTAAGTCGGTTTCTAGAATCAAAAACTTACTTTAGCAAGTATAATAGTATAGAGGAAGGCTGAGCGAATGAAGGATGCTTTGGAAGCAAACATGGGATTAGTTATTTCTATAGTAAACAGGTTCAATCCCAAGAACACCACCGAAAGAGAAGACTATATACAGGCGGGCCGTATAGGACTCTGGAAGGCTCTGGAGAAGTTTTGTGCCGACCGGGGCAGCAAGTTTTCCCCCTATGCGTGGAACCCCATCAGGTGGGAGATAATTAAGGAGATTCGCTCATCTATGAAGCATAAACACACGCCCCTTCATCTCGAACACGAGGAAAGCATCGGAAGCTACGTTTCAAATGAATCGTTTTGGGATCTCGTGCCATCCAGCTTAAGCTCCCAAGAAAGGGAGGTGGTTCAGCTTAGACTGGATGGGTGTAATTTTAAAGAAATCTCTGAAAAACTACAGTTGAGCCGGGCTTCGATAAAAAAACTCTTTGGCAGCGCAGTTAAAAAAATACGAGACAACGATGACCGATAAGAAAAAAGTGCTGCTTATGAGCGAAGCGCACTATTTAGCTTCTGGTTTCGGAACCTACTCAAAGCAGGTTCTGTCTAGGCTCCACGCTACGGGGAAATATGAAATTGCGGAGTTTGCTGCCTACGGAAAGGCTTCTGATGTTCAGGATACTGACTGGCTTTTTTATGCAAACTCACCCGAAGCAGGTGACGCTAAGGGCCTAGAGGAATACAACAGTCACGGAATCCATCAATTTGGAGCGTGGAGATTTGATAGGGTATGTCTAGATTTCCAGCCGGATATCGTATTATGCTATAGAGATCCGTGGATGGACATGTTCATCAAAGACTCTGCTCTGCGGCCCTACTTTCACTGGGTGTGGATGCCAACCGTAGACTCGGCCCCCCAAAGGCAAGAGTGGATAAACGGCTTTGCGGAATGCGACGCGCTATTTGCCTATTCGGAATTTGGGGTTAAAGTTCTTAAAGAGCAGGGTAAAAAGAGCGTCAATGTTATTGGCTGCGCTTCTCCCGGCATTGACCCGTCGCTCTACACCCCGGTGCCCAACAAAAGAGAGCATCGGGAAAAGCTTGGTCTAGACCCCGACTGCTTCATAGTTGGGACCGTTATGCGTAACCAGAAAAGAAAGCTTTTCTTTGAGCTAATGAAGGCATTTCGGCTGTTTTTGGACAAGGCACCACCAGATATAGCCCGGAAGAGCTATCTGTACCTCCATACGAGCTACCCCGAACCTAATGGGTGGGATATTCCTGACGGCATCATGCAAAACGGATTAGGGGGGAAGGTTATTGCCACTTACATTTGCAAGAACTGCAAGGGATTTTCGTGCCTTCCCTTTAGCGACGCTATGACATGGTGTCCCCTCTGCAAGAATCTTAGCGCCGTATGCCCCACCGTGGGGTTCGGGCTCAGTATAGAGGATCTGATAGAGGTTTACAATACATTTGACCTTTATGCCCAGTATGCAATATGCGAAGGTTTCGGGATGCCTCAAGTCGAAGCAGCTTCATGTGGAGTTCCCATCGCAGCAACCAACTATAGCGCAATGGAAGACGTTCTCAAGTACACCAATGGCTATCCTGTTCCCGTAAGCAAGTTTTTTAGAGAGCTTGAAACTGGCGCAGAAAGAGCCTATCCTGACAATGAGGCTATGGCAGACATTATGTGTGAATTCTTTGGATCCTCCCCGCAAGAGCGATTCAAGATATCCATGCAGGCCAGAGCAGGAGCCATCAAACGCTACGACTGGGACGACACTGCCAAGGAGTGGGAAAAGTATATCGACAGCTATGTGCCCACTGGCAGACAAGGAAAATGGGACTCTCCTCCGTCGCTGCCGTCTATCCCCAAGGAAAAGCCTCCCCATTTCTCTACGAATAACGAATTCGTAGAATGGATCTTCTCAGAAGTGCTTAAAGAGCCAAATAAGCTCCATTCAGAGGAGGGGGCACGTCTAGTGCGGGACCTCAATTTTGGCGCCCAGATTAGCTTTGGTTCTATGCAACCCCTCAACCAGCAAAATGTTTTTGATATGTATAAGGGGCGAGCTATCAGCAAGCTTCAGGCCGAGCAAGTCAGGGTTGGACAACTTCCGATCCTAAACGCGCCCTATGTTGCAGAAGCACACAATAGAAGGAAAAAACAAAATGATTAAGCATACACTATTTTTAAAGTGGTGGCTTTTTATGGCTGCGATAACCGCTATAGCAATTTTTTTAACGTCACAGGGGGCGATCAGGACCTTATGGAAGGAAGACTTTACCAAGCTTAGCTTCCTTTTGCTTGCCATTTTTATGCACATGTCGATCTGGTGTGGATATAAAACTTGGAGGCTTAGCCGCTTTCTGGACCGTGAAGAGAGTGAAAAATACCTTGTAGAAAAAATCGAGGAACTGATGGAGGCCGGATGGTTTGCAAGCGATTTATGCTTAAGCATAGGTATGGTGGGAACCGTTGTTGGCTTCATCAGTATGATGTCTGGCTTTAGCACTCTCGATGTTGGCGATATGACCACTGTTCAGGACATGATAAAGTCGCTAGGGGCAGGAATGTCCACCGCCCTCTACACTACCCTTGTAGGGCTTATTTGCAGCTCCCTGCTGAAGATTCAGTATTTCAACCTAAGTCAAGCCATTGATAAGGCAAGAAAATGAAAAGAAATTACCATACAAGTCTTTCATTTTTAGACTTACTATTCAACACCGTTCTGTGCTTTGCCGCACTATTCGCGCTATCTTTCATTTTAATCAATCCCAGCAAGCACGACAACAGCGTTGAAGTGAAAGCTGAATTCCTAATCACTGTAACATGGCCGGAGAATCTTAACAATGACGTAGATACCTACGTGGAGGACCCACAGGGCCGAATAGTGGCATTCATGCGTCGGGAAGAGGGCCTGATGCATTTGGACAGGGATGACGTGGGGCACTTTAATGACAAGCTCTCAACCCCCTTTGGGGATGTAGAATTTAACGAGAATGTAGAGGTAGTCACTCTGCGTGGTACGATTCCGGGGGAATATGTAGTAAACGTTCACATGTATATGAGCAGAGTTGAAAAGATGATGACGCCTGTAAAAATTCAGCTAGACAAAATAAATCCGTTTCAGATTATAACGGTCAAGAGCGTGGTTCTTAACCTTACGGGTGATGAAAAAACGGCGTTTCGCTTTACCGTTGATCGGGACGGTAAAGTAGTGGACCTTAATGAGCTCCCCAAAACCTTAACAAAAGGGGTGGTAACACCCATGTCCTTCTAGAAAGGTCAATAAGGCGATATGACTATCCCCCTAGTATTTTTTGTACTTTTTGTGCTAACACTCTGGTTTGTGATAGGCTCTAGAGGGCATTGGGCTCTCAAAGCCGTCGTCATAGCCGCGACATTGCACCTATGCGTCTCGGTTGGAATTTCTCTAGGTAGCTTTGCGGGATGGCCCTCTTCTGACCGGTTGCCCGACAAGTTTCTAATTCATTGGGTAGTGATAAAAGAGCCTAGCAAGAAAACAAAAGAGCCGGGAGCGATTTATGTATGGCTAACCAGTATGACTGACCCTAAAAGAGACACCTCCAGCAGCGAATGGAGAAGATTTTTTATCACGCTATCTCCAGACGGAAACGGGCAGCCACGTTCCCATATTCTCCCCTACTCTAAAGGGAAGCACAAGGAAGCAGACGATATTATTCAGTTACTGAAAGATGGCAAGGCGGTGGTTGGCGAAAGAGGAAAAGGGGGCAAGCGGGGGGACGGAGAGGGTGACGGTGGAAAAGGGGGCGGTGACAGCAAAAATGGCGAAAACGGAGGTGGAAGCTTTAGTAGAAGCGACGGAATAACTTTCCATGAGCTTCCCCCTACACGGCTTCCAAAGAAAGCGGGAGGCTCGCAATGAATATCCTCTACATAGGACCCTATAAACAATCGGACGAATGGGGTCGGAAAAGCAGGGCCCTTCTTGGAGCGCTCAAAAAAACGGGACACCTTGTAACGTCCCGGCCCATATACTTCGCTCCCCCCTCGTGGAGCTATACCGAAGAGGCTGAGTACTCTACTGCGGAGGAATACGACGTATTGGTTCAGTTCACGTTGCCATCATTCGCAGTATACAATGGTAGGTTTAAGAAAAACATAGGGTTCTTTAACACGGATACTATTGATCATTCTCTAACATCAAGCTCTATAAGTAGAATGAAATTGCTGGACGAGATATGGGTAGAAAACTCTCGAATTCACGAACATCTATCCCCCCGAGTGGGTGATACGAAGGTGTCGCTTGTGAAACCTTACATGGACATCGATCTGGAGCAAGAGGTCTCGACCGGCAGATTTGCGGCGGAACCGATTATGAGGCGCGGTGAATTTGAAGATAAGTTTCTCTTTTACTTTATTGGCTCCCTTGAAGAAAGAGAAGGTATCGAAGAAACATTTTGCGCCTATTTATCGGAGTTCGGGCAAGACGACCAGTGCGCGCTAATATGTGTGCTGGAAAGACCAACCGAGGCGGCCCGAGCCAAGGACCTTGTCGATTCGGTCACTTCGCGAATGGGCGCTATTCGCATACGGGGCGAGCAACCGCTCCTTCATATCATAAACCCCGATGGACCGCTTCCCGCAGAAGCTCGATTTGCAATTCACAGAGAAGGGGACTGTTTTGTAAGACCAGATCACTCCTTCAATTGTAGCATGCTCACTCTGGAAGCGATTACCTCCTCTAGTACCCCCATTATAAACAAGAGAACGTCTGCTTATGATATGTGGGGTGACGAGGTTCTTTGGGGAGTCGACTCTTACGAGGAGTCCTCTCTCCTTAGATCGCGAAACTTTGACGACATGTTTACATCCAAAGAAGTCTGCGTGAAGCCCGTGGTGCTATCTTTGGCTGAGAATATGAGGAAGGCTTACACCGATAAATTTTTGCGGGACTCCAAAAGGGACGCCAGCGTTAAAGTGAAAAAGGATATTGAAAGTGATCAATATTACGAAAGCCTTAAGGAGCTACTATGTTCGTAATAGAAAATGCAATACGGTCGGTGTTGAGAAGAACTCTCGATGACCCCCTGAATGTGCTTATTGTGGACGGTAATAATGAAAAATATATTAGCCTCCTTTGTCAAGCCCCTCACAATTTTTATCTTTGGGAGTCTCCTTGGAATGATGAAGTAGAAAAGAGACCTGACAATTTACAACTGATTGGGCCTCAGTGGCCAACCAGCTATTTTGATATGATTATTTGCAATGATCGCTTAGACCAG